TGAAGACACCACAAAACCAACAGATAATGCGGGGATTAAGGTTGGGAAATATATAAAAACAGAAAATAGATTTATAACTGAATACACCCCAGAAGGATTTTTAAAAATACAATTTGGTGGTGGTACCACAACACCACAACAACAACTAAATGATTTTGCTAAGAACGGTATTAAATTAGATTTAGGTAACTATCAAAATAATATTGGATTAGGATTAACGGTTCAACCAAACACCACAATTTACGTACAATATAGAATAGGTGGTGGATTGGCTTCCAATGTTGGTGTTGGGGTAATAAATCAAGTAGGTACTGTAGAGTTCGCAATAAATGGGCCGTCAAGTACTATAAACAACAATGTATTACAATCTTTGGCTGCCAACAACGTAACGGCAGCTATTGGTGGGTCTAATCCACCATCTACTGAAGAGGTTAGAAATATGGTATCTTTTAATTTTGCAGCACAAAAAAGAGCGGTAACTGTAAATGATTATAAATCTATTATAGACACAATGCCCGGTAAGTTTGGTGCACCTGCTAAAGTTGCTATTACCGAAAATAATAACAAAATTACAATACAGATTCTTTCATATGACGATACGGGTAAATTAACACAAGTCGTATCTAATAATTTAAAAAGTAACTTGGCAACTTATCTGTCTAAGTTTAGAATGATTAACGATTACATATCAATTGATGTTGCTAAAGTTATTGACCTCGAGTTCGATATTTACGTTGTTTTAGAGTCAGATAGAAACCAAGGGCAAGTTATCACTGAAGTGATTAATCAAATTTCAAACTACATGGCTCCTGAAAACAGGGAGTTAGGTCAAAATGTTAATGTCTCTGATGTTAGAAGATTGATTCAAAACACTGCTGGTGTTTCCACACTTTCAGACTTAAAAGTTTATAATAAAGTTGGGGGTCAATACTCGTCATCACAGACTTCACAAAGATATGTTGACAAAGTTACAAGAGAGATACAATTAATAGACGACACAATATACGCTGAACCAACACAGATATATCAAGTTAGATTTAATAATAGAGATATAAAGGTAAGTGTTAAAAACCTTAAAACGGTAGACTTCTCATAAGATTCTTTATTTTATAATGTTATGTCTTATTTTTTAAAATGAGGAACATAACTATTTATTTTTAAAAGATTAATGACCAAAAGTTATCGAATAAGAACCCAACCGGGAGTAGACAAAAATATAAGAATAAACGTAAATCAAGATTTTGATTTTTTGGAAATTTTATCCTTAAAATTAAAACAAGAAGACGTATATACCAGATTTTGTGCCGATTATGGTGTTGTTGCCGGAAGAGTTATAGTTAATGGTGGGTATGGAGTACCTAATGCTAATGTATCCATTTTTATACCATTAGACGCTATTGATGAAAATGATCCAGTAATATCCACATTATATCCATACAAAGCTGTCGACCAAAAAAATGAAGACGGTTATCGTTATAATCTTTTACCTTATAGACAAGAATATGCAGGTCACACCCCTACTGGTACTTTTCCAGATAGAGAAGATATATTAACAAGACGTGAAGTTTTAGAAGTTTACGAAAAATACTATAAGTATACTGTAAAAACAAATGAGAGTGGTGACTTTATGATTATTGGGGCACCTTTAGGGATTCAAACTTTAGTTTTAGATTTGGACCTATCCAATATTGGATGTTTTTCGTTGAGACCCGCAGATTTTATTAGGGCTGGATTGGCAGGACCCGAACAATTTAACGGAGACCAATTTAAATCCTCAACTGATTTGGGGTCACTTCCACAATTAGTTAACATTAAAAATGATATAGACGTAACATCTTTTTGGGGTGAAACTGATTTGTGTAATATTGGTATCACTAGATCTGATTTTGACCTTAGAGATTTTGGTATTGATATTAAACCACACGCAGTTTTTATGGGTTCCATTTTCTCAACCGCAGATGAAGATTTTTTAAAAACTAACTGTAAACCTAAAAAAGACTCAGGTAACTTATGTGACTTAGTTACGGCATCTGGAACAATACAATCGATTAGACAAACCATAAATTACGATGGTAATGGAAGACCAATATTAGAACAATTCTCTCTTCCTGAGGGTGGTAAAATAATAGATGATAATGGTACTTGGTTAACTGAAGTCCCGATGAACTTAGATTACGTAACGACAAATGAATTTGGAGAGCAAGTATTATCTAATGACCCATCGGTTGGTATTCCAACTAAAGGTAGATATAGGTTTAGAATACAATACCAAAATGAAGATGGGTTAAGAAGTGACGTACTAAGAGCGGATTATTTAGTACCTAATGTTAAAGAATGGGGGTGGACAGGAACCAATCCACCTGCGGGGTCTTCTGCCCAACTTAAATCGTATGCCTTTAGTTTAGATTGGAATGATTACGGAGATACTGGTACTACGATTGGTCAACAGATGATAACTGAGGCTATTAATTGTGAGGACAGATTTTATGAATTAAATTTTAATAAAGTTTATACCATTGCTAATTTTTTAGATAGATGGAAATGGGGGTATAATAGAAGTAGACATTTGGGTATTAAAGAGATTACTAATAGAACATGTACCACAACAACAAATAGATTTCCTGTTAATGATGGTGTAAGAAATTTTGATTTTATATATTTCTTATTTAATTTACTCGTTACTATTTTTACCCCTGTATTTGTTGCTATAATACCTGTTTTACATTTACTTGCACTTGTGTGGCCAATTTTAAAATGGGTTATTGCTATAGTACTACCTGGTTTATTATTATTCTTTGCGATTCAATATGGTATCGCCGCGTTTGCCGCCTTTCCGGCGGTTGGTTTAATAGTCTTGTACGCGGCAGTTGCAATAATTTTGGCGGCCGCGGCGACATTATTTGCAATTAAAGTATCTCCTATGTTAACCAAGTTTAAGTTTAAAGGGTTAAATCTACCTATGATGTCTTACCCTGATTGTGAATCTTGTCCTTGTGATGTACCTGATTTAGAAACAGATGAAGTACAAGGTAATATATTTGGAGGGGGAGGTAACCAAAGTACTAAAATTGGTAAATATACAGTGAATAGTAGAACTAGTGGTTCAATACTTGCGGACATTAATTCAAATACATTCTACTTAAATGCAGTTAATTTTAATAATTGTAATTTTAATAATGATAACCAAATACACCAATCTGCGTATAGTAATCCACAACCTGTTGGTCCTACTTATTTTTGTTATTTAGACCCTGAAGATTATTTTGGATCGGATAATAAAAAAAATCAAAAGTATCAGGCAGATGCTTATGGTATTAGATATGGTATTGCTGGATACCCTACTTCACCTGAAATTGGTTTACCAATAGTCGCTGATTTAACCGATACCAAATACTTACAACAAAGAGATGTACCATACGCACAGTCTTTAAATTTAGCAAATGTTAAGTCTAGATATTTTGATACTACTGCGTCAAACAGAATTACAACAAAAATAAATGGTAATAATCCACTTGTAAGGGATAATGTAATGATATTACTTGTTGACCAAAATACCGCAAGTCAATTATCATCAGGAACTATTGTTACTTTCCACGACACTTCAAATTTAAATGATATAAACCTAACAGGATTAACCGTACAAAATCAATTTGGGTCTAATTCAATTACGGGGTCTAGTGTAACAGGATTTACTCAAATACCAATAACATTTGCAAATCCTTCTAACGGAGCACCACAAACTGTGAATGTGTCCATTTCAGGAAGTACCTCTGAAAAAGAATATTTGGCTAAAACAGGTGTTGAGTATTTTCAAGTAATTACCGGTATGACAACATATAATGCTGATTTATTAGCATCAGGTATAAAAATATCAACAACACCAAATCCTAATAACCATGGGGATACGTCAAACTTACTTAGAAAATATATCCTGAATAAAAGACAAGAAATTAGATATCGTGATGGTAATAATAATCAACAAACTGAATTAATTAATCCATTAACAGTAATAGGTGATAGTTGGAAGAACTTAGAATTAATATTTTTAGTAAGAGGCGTTGATTTATACACTGAAAAACAAACAATAGAATATGACCTATCTACAATATTTGGAACAACAATAAAAGTTTCAGGTAGTTTTTATATGAACAGACCAATCCAACCTAACTCAGGGTCTGGATTATGGTATACTAACGCAAAAACTCCCGAATCACATGATGTTGGATACTCATCACAATATTTATATCACCAGCCTTTTAATTTCCAAGTAGATAACACACAGTTTAGTTCTGTGACATCTACAACAATAAAATATTATTCATCACTAGATAAATCTATAGGTGCGGGTTATACTCCGTCAGGTGGTTTGGGTATTGGTGTATATACTGGTGGTAATATTATAGATGACAGTGGAGACCCTCAACAAACACTAAGATTTTATGGGTCAACATATCAAGGTAATGTTGAAGGCGGGTCATTATTAGCTACGACTCAGTCCACAACAGGAACATTTAGTTCATTAGGTAACTACAACGGTAGGAATTATTCACCGGCTTACCATATAACTAATTCCGCTCTTTTTGTGACTATTTCAGGACCTAACCCTAAATTAGTGATGAGGTCAGATAGGTTACCAACTTCAGATAAAACCCAAGTTTTTGGTACAATATCACATTTACTACATCAAAACGATAACTTTGGAATTTATTTATATAATGATGGGGGGGCTTCCTCATTGTTTGCAAATCAAGCAACCGATACTTCAAACAACGCTCAGGACTTTGGGCCTGATGGTGCACCTACACAAGCAAGTAGTGTTTTGTCAACCTTTGATTGTGCGGGAATGGTGCCATTAAAATGTTATGAAATAGACCCTGTCACAAATAGTTTCACCGTTGAAACACCATGTCCTGATAACGAGAATCCGGTAAGGGTAAAATCTGGCTGTTACCAATTTATTCAAAAACCATATCTTGTTGGTATAGGTAAAGATTTACAAAATTTTTCAGAATGGAAATCAAGATTTAGAATGATGTTTGGTGCGTGTCGAGGAATATTCTCTCACGTATTCCAAAACAATTGGGTTAACGGTAGTTTATATATGTTCTCATTTAAAAAACAGACAACATTAAATCTACCAGGACAACCAAAAAAATATAAATTTTGCGGTACATATGAATCAACAACAAGACCTGGACAAGGGCCTATTTTTTATACTTCAGGGTCAACTAATTCTTTTTTCTATAGATCCACACCATACAATGGTACAGATTTTATAGGACAAATACCTAAACAAGGTACCTTCTTAAACCCATCAATACAACCTGTAGATTTTGATGGAATTAATGATAGAAATTTAATGTTCCCTACCACAATAATGGATATGGGACCTAGAGATGAATTTACTAAAGAAATATGTACAAGCCCTGATTTTGAAGGTTACATTATCGATACGATTAAATCCACCTCATTTAATGACACTTCTGACTTATTACAATTGTTCATAATTTCTAGATTAATTAATACTAACTTCCTCGGTGCTATTTTAGGTTTGGGGGATGCTTCTATAAATAAAATGTTTTCTAGAACTTCAGACAGATTGGATGGTGATATTACACAATTATTTAGTATTAATAGTGAATATGGGGTTGCTGGATTTAGTGAAGATGAGTATGATGGTGCGGGAGACATATACATTGCAACATCAGGACCTGCGACTATGGGAGTATTTTTTACATCAAACACCGAAAATAGAATTGTAGTTACACCAGGGGTGACAACTTTTACACCACAGCTAACCAACTTTTACGGGTACCCTAAAACTCAAGAGGTACCATTTTACCAATGGCAATTGACACAACAAAGCGTACCAACAATTTTTGGTTCAGACACGAATGAATGGAATACAAATATAATTGGTTCGGGATTTTACTCTGAAAAATATCAAGCATTAAGTTTTAAACAAGCACCACTATCGCAGTACTTTAATAATTTAAATACAGGGCAAAGAGGGTTTATATACAATTCAAATGCAACAGGAACTGATGAGACATTCCCTGCTGGACAATCCAATAGCTTTTTAGTTGGTGCCCCTTACCATTTTTATTTTGGTCTAAACAAAGGTAAATCCGCAATAAGTAGATATATCACAAAATACATATTAAATCAAGATGTCTAACGAAAACGAAATATTAATAGTATTAGGGTCCAAAAGGTTTGCATCTAATAGTAATAAAGATGTTTGGATTCAACCACCATTAATCGGTGATAGAAGAACTATGGTTGAGGGTGATAGGTCAGTAACTTTAAACTTAGTCGAACAATTTAATACGGAACGACAAGAAAGTGATACATTCAGATTGTCAGGTAAAATAGTAAATATATTTAATAATACGGTAAGTGGTAAAACAACTTATACTCCATACAGAAACATTTTATATTATACAAATGCTATTGCAAACGCTACGGCCAATATCCCACCAAACCCATCAGTTGCTTGGGAAGGTTACCCACACTTTGATGA